TAAAGAATTACCCGTAAACAAAGAGCGTCTTGATACAGAGAGTTTACGAGGACAAGAACTATACGCAAAATTCCTAGATTACAAAACTAACTTTGCTTTCTTACTTGCAAAGTCTAAAGGTGATTATAAAAGATTATACAGAGAAAAGTGGGAATACTATGGTGGAAAAGCAGATGCCAAAATATATGCAACAAAACCATTTGACTTAAAAGTACTCAAAACAGATTTATCAGTTTATATAGAATCAGATCAAGAAATCATTGACTCAGAAAATAAGGTAGTTTACTTAGAGGAAACTGTCAAGTATATCGATGGCGTTTTAAAAGCAATTAATTCTAGAGGCTGGGATATTAAAAACTGTTTGGAGGCACAAAAGTTTGAAGCTGGATTAATGGGCTGATGACTACTTGGATTAAAAAAATAGATGATGTTCATCTATACGTTTATTCAGAGCCATCGGTGTTAAGAGAGTTATCAACTTATTTTACCTTTGAAGTGCCTGGTGCAAAGTTTATGCCAACTGTTCGAAACAGAATGTGGGACGGCAAGATCAGATTATTCTCATTACGAAACAATACAATCTATGTAGGATTACTTCCATACATCGAAGAGTTTTTAAATAACAATCAAATCGAATATACTCTTGACGATAATGTAAAAACTAATACTAAAGTCACAGAGGAAAATGTAATAGGATTTATTAACTCATTAAAAATTCCATTTGAATATAGAGATTATCAATTACAATGTATTATGGATGCATTGGCAAAACAACGTGGATTGTTTGTATCGCCAACTGCATCTGGTAAGTCATATATGATTTATGTACTTAGTAGATTTTATAGACTTATGGACAAAAGAATTTTAATCATTGTTCCAACAACTTCACTAGTAGAACAAATGGCTTCTGATTTTGTTGACTATGGTTGGAGTACAAAACAAATACATAAAATCTATTCAGGTCATGATAAAGAAACACACAAACCTGTTGTTATATCTACATGGCAATCTTTATATAAACTTCCAAAGAAATTTTTCAAAGACTATGGTGTAGTGTTTGGGGATGAAGCACATTTGTTTAAAGCAAAATCATTAACAAACATTATGGAGAAACTTACAGATTGTCCATATCGTTTTGGATTTACAGGAACACTTGACGGAACACAAACGCATAGATTAGTATTAGAGGGATTATTTGGTAAAGCAGAAAAAGTAATTACAACAAAAAAGTTAATGGATAGTGATACTCTTGCTAAATTAAATGTTGTATGTTTATTATTAAAACATAAAGAAGAAGAAGCAAAGTCTATTAAGGATTGTAATTATATTGATGAAATTCAATACTTAATTTCAAATGATAGAAGAAATAAATTTTTATATAATCTATGTGCTAATTTAAAAGGCAATACACTATTACTATATCAAATGGTTGAAAAACATGGTAGGGTATTATATAAACTATGTGAAAAACTAGATAGAGATTTACATTTTGTATATGGTGGTGTTGACGCACAGAAAAGAGAAGAAGTAAGAAGACTAACAGAGAACTCAAATAAGAGTTTAATTATCGCTTCTTATGGAACATTTTCTACTGGTATCAATATTAAGAATATTAATAATGTGATATTTGCATCACCAAGCAAATCACGAATTAGAGTATTACAATCTATTGGTAGAGGATTAAGAAAGAGTGAAACAAAAAATGATGTGACCTTATATGATATATCAGATGACTTAACATATAAAAATAAAAAGAATTTTACATTACATCATTTCGAAGAACGAATAAATATATACAATGAAGAAGAGTTTGATTATAGGATAGATAAGGTCAATCTATGATAAATCATTTACACCAACTTAGCGTGTCTTATTCTTCCATTAAAAAGGGTATTATATGTACTATATAAAACTAAGCAACGGTGACGATATTGTTGCTAACATTTCTAAAAACACTAAGGGTGATTTCACAACCCTTATCAATCCGTTTAAAATGGACACTAGACCTATGGTCACCGAAGAAGGTGTCATAGACACTTTGTCGCTATCCTCTTGGCTACATCCATATTCAGAGGACACTAGCGTTAGAGTTGCGAAGTCGTCTATTGTGACGATTGTTCCAGCATCACCAGGTTTAAAAACATTCTATAAGAAACAATATGATGTCTTTACAAGAAACAGAGATAAAGTTTCTACTAAAGAATGGAAAGTAAAAGAAAGAAGAAAACCTGCACCAATACAAACTCAGCATGACGAGTTTGATGACTACATGGATGAAATGGATGATGCAGAGTGGAACAAAATAAAAAAACGAATCTACAATTAACCCTTGACAAAATCATTAATAGGTGATACAAATAGCTCATGGCAAAAACAAAAAGTCGAAAAGAACATTATGTAGATAATAAAAAGTTATTTGAAGCGATGAAAGACTTTAAAGAACTTTGTAAAGAGAATGAAGAAATGGGTGAACCAAGACCTCCTGTCTCACACTACATTGGTGAATGTTTTTTAAAAATAGCAAATGGTTTATCATACAAACCAAACTTTGTAAACTATACTTACAAAGATGAAATGGTATCAGATGGTATTGAAAACTGTTTACAATATCTTTATAACTTCAACCCAGAGAAATCTAATAATCCTTTTGCTTATTTTACACAAATAATTTACTATGCGTTTATTAGAAGAATACAAAAAGAAAAGAAACAAACTCATATCAAACACAGAATTATTGAAAAGGAAGAGTATAGAACATATGATACACTTCCTGGCGATACAAACTCTTATAATATACAGGGATTTGACCCTATGATAATGCTACCAGATACACCTGTTTACAAAACAAAAGTAAAACATAAAGAAGATTATCCTCAAGGATTAGATAAGTTTATGAAAGATGATAAAGAATGAAAGTAGCGATTATAACTGATACACACTTTGGCGCTAGAAATGATAACGAAAATTTTAATGATTATTTCTATGAGTCTTATGAAGGTGTATTTTTTCCTTATCTACAACAAAATAATATTAAGACAGTTTTACATTTAGGCGACCTAATGGATAGGCGTAAGTATGTTTCATTTAAAACTGCAAAAGATTTTAGAGAAAGATTTGTATTACCAATAAAACATTTAAAACTAGACTTTCATTGTTTAGTTGGTAATCATGACATCTATTATAAAAATACAAATGATGTAAACTCTTTAGATGAACTAATTGGAAATCAAAGTAAAAACATTCATTTATATTCAGATGCAACAGATGTTAATATAGGTGGATTAGATATTTTATTCTTGCCTTGGATTAATCCACAAAACTATGTTTACTCTATGGGTATGATTGAAGAAACTAAAGCAAAGATATGTATGGGTCATTTAGAAATTAAAGGTTTCCAAATGCACAAAGGACAAGTCAGTGATACAGGTTATGAAAAAGAAATTTTTAGAAAGTTTGATACAGTATTCTCTGGTCACTTTCACCATAAGTCAGATGACGGACAAATTTATTATCTAGGTAATCCATATGAGATTTATTGGAATGATTGGAAAGATAAAAAAGGTTTTCATATCTTTGATACAGAAACATTAGAATTAGAAAGAATTGTAAACCCTTACACAATACACGAAAAAATTTATTACGATGATACGCAAGAAGACTATGATAAACATGATGTAAAAAAATATTCTAAAAAGTATGTGAAAGTAATTGTAGTAAATAAAAAAGATTTATATAAGTTTGATATGTTTATGGATAGACTATTAAAAGCAGATGCACATGAAGTTAAAATTGTAGAAGACTTTTCAGACGCAAGTGCTGAGAATGTATCAGATGATATTGTTAAACATGCTGAAGATACAACACAACTACTAGAAAAATATATCGATGAGTTAGATATTGATTTGAATAAAGATAGATTAAAATCTATCATGCGAGGATTATATAATGAAGCTCAAGACTTGGAACTCTAAGTACAAGGTAATTTATGCAGACCCACCGTGGCACTTTCGTTCATACTCTAAGAAAGGTGAGGGACGTAATGCTACACAGCATTATAATTGCATGTCTATTTCTGATATTTGTAATCTACCTGTTGGCGATTTGTCTGATGACAATTGTACTTTACTTATGTGGGCAGTTGACCCAATGTTGCCAGAAGCTTTGGAAGTTATTAAAGCATGGGGTTTCAAATATAAGACGGTAGGATTTACTTGGGCGAAACAAAATAAAAATGATTTAGGTATGTTTACAGGATTAGGTTATTGGACAAGAGCAAACCCCGAAATGTGTTTACTTGCAACAAAAGGTAAACCAAAAAGAATTTCAAAATCAGTTAGACAATTAGTAATTGATAAAAGACAAGAACATAGTAGAAAGCCTGATGTGATATATGATAGAATTGAACAATTACTAGACGGACCATATGTCGAACTTTTTGCAAGAAGAGAAAGAACAGGTTGGGATAGTTGGGGTAATCAAATATGAAAATGTACAAAAACAAAGTAGATGATTTTTTTAGATGGGTTAAAGGAACTGAGTTAGTTGAATTAGATAACATTGATGTAGATGAAGACCCAGTAAGACCTGAGTTAACTTTAGGTTTTAGAATTACACATGGTAGAAAAATCTTTGGGTTAAAATACAATGATGAGATTGAAGCAATTATCTGTGTTGCATTTTGCCCAGAGGTTCCTTTTACTGTTAGAGAAATGGATTACATGTCTAGAGTTAAAGACGGTAAAGTTGGAGTTGCATATACAGTATGGTCTAGAAAAAGAGGTGCAGGTAAAGAGATAGTAAAAAAATTAAGTGATTGGGCAAAGAAAAATAATCTAGAAAGATTAGTCACACTATCACCACTTACACCAATGGCAACACACTTTCATATTAAGAATGGTGCTAAACAAGTCCACATAAATGAGGAAACACAAAACTTTGAATATGTTTTACCAAAACACAATAAGTTTTTAATATGATCTCTATGATGGCTTCTTATTTACTGTTTCTTTACATGTTAGTTTTTATAGGATTTCAGATAGGTATGAATCTTGCAAAACTAAAAATTAAAACTAAAACATTTGTAATATTGACACTACTAGCATGGTTTATAATTAAAAATTATGATACACTTTAAAAGTATAAAATGGAAAAACTTTCTAAGCACTGGTAATAACTTTACCAATATAATATTAGATAGACAAAAATCAACATTGATTATTGGTGAGAATGGTAGTGGTAAATCTACTATTCTTGATGCGTTATGTTTTGCATTGTTTGGTAAACCATTTAGAGTTATTTCTAAATCACAGTTAGTTAATACAGTTAATGGTACAGATACTATTGTTGAGATAGAATTTAAGATAGGTACTAAAGAGTGGCGTAT